CCTATTCTAGCCTGCTCTGCTGCTGACTCTTGTGCAATGTCAGTGATCTTGTTAAGCTCATCAATCTTTAGACCAGCACCAATTAACTGACCACCTTGACCACCTAAGAATCCACCTAGAGCAGTGCCAAGGTTGCCTAGGTTATTGAAGAATCCCCCAGTGCCTCCAGTGCCTCCCATAGTCCCACTTAGATCACCAAGTAATTGATCCCCTAAGATTGCTTTCAACTGACTATCAGTTAAAGTACCGTTACTCATTTATATTCTCTCTATGTCAATACTGTTGTTATCACGGAGGCTGCACCTGTTACCACAACAGTAACAACAAGCCAAGCCAGACGCTCCCACTTCATTGCATGAGCAGCAGCTAGTTCTTTAAGCTGCCGGAGTTCAGCAGTTGCTTCACCCCAGCGTTCACCACATTCTTTCTCGTGTTGAGCTATCTTCTCTAGTGCTTCTAAAGCTAATTCAAGTGTTTGCGTCTGCTCCTGCTTCATTAGTCTTTAGCCTTACCTACGTTTAGTGCAATAGTGTTTAAGACGTTGTATACCTTAACTGCCCAAGGCTTGTCCTGTGGTGCTGATGTTACAGCAGTTACAAGAGATGCTATAGCCACAGCAGCAGTTACTACGTTAAAAATGTCAATTATGTTTTCCATCGTTATGATCCTAAAGTTGGTTTAGTGTCTGGAAAGTCTGAGGTGCTAGGCCAATCCCGTAGTGCCTGACGGTAAGTCAGATACGCTGCTCTCTGTGGGTGGTCAGTCAAAGGTGCAATGTAATCTGTATCCTCAAGCTCCTGATTCCTCCACAGCCTTGCAGCATCTTCTGCTGGCACAGGACTTTGGGCAGGAATAGCCTCTTCGTATCTACCAGCGTAGTTTGCCTCAACAAACTCTAGGTCAGCTACAATGCGGTTAATCTCTTCGTTGCTTTCATTTTTTATAATGTAAATAGCCATTGTAGCCTCCGTTAAACAAACATGATGATGCAAAGGCCACTACCACCGGCGGCCCATTCACGGCCTGTTGCAGATGTGCAAGTATGAAAGGGGCCGCTAAAAGCACCTGAACCGCCGCCACCATTTCCTCCGGGGCCAGCGCCTATTCTGGCGGTGCTAGTTGAGTCTACACCGCTTACCCAACTTACCGCACCTCCACCCCCAAAGCCCCCGCCTTGAGCAGCGTGATAATACTCATTAGTGTAAGAAGAATCACGCCATCCTGAAGCAGCGCCACTACCGCCGCCATAACCTCCACTACCGGAGTAAGTGCCAGTGTTATAAGTATGATAGGAATAGCCTCCCGTACCATGAGCATCAATTATATTGATTGTAGACGAACTAGTAGGCCCGCCAGCGGTTGAGCCGGTCATTTTGTTCGCATTATTGTCGGTTGTACTTGATACGCCAGCGATGACTGCACTTCCCCCCGGACTAAGGTAGGAATAAGCACCAGTGCTAGTAACGCCAAGGACATCACCACCATTACCTCCAACACCTGCGCCGCCAGTAGCAATAATTTTATCTTGACCGCCAACAGCGCCTGTCATAGTCACGCTGCCGCCATTAAAGGCTGTGCCATAGAGAGCAACAGCGCCTCCTCCTGTTGTTATAGCATTATACTGACATCCGGCTACTCTTGAGATAGTACCCCCAGTGCCACCTGTGTAATTAAAGTCACCACCACTAGCTGTACCGCCTGCTCCTCCAGCAGTAGAAACAGCACTAGAAGTGCCTGCGCTAAACTGTCCGCCACCGCCACCGTTAGCAACCATATTTACAGATGCCGCTGCGGAAGCAGTAACAAAACTAGTGTTGCCTCCATTGTTTCCTACTCTTGAGGAGTTAATGTCATTTGGTGCCAACGTAGTAGCGCCTCCAGCGCCAATAGTGACAGTGAAAGTTTCTCCTGCTGTTACAGCAAAAGTTTTTTCACTATAGCCGCCACCGCCACCGCCTGTAGCATCCCCAGTGTTCTGATCTATGCTCGCGCTTTGATTAGCAAGGAACGCACCTTGACCGCCACCACCAGTAATGATGACTTTGACCCTTCCTGTAATTGGAGAAGTAAAAGTCTTTGATGTTCCTATAACAAACTGTGTTGTGGGTATTGGTGGTTTTGAGCCTAAAATAACTGCCATCTGATTTCTCCTCTAAATCTCTAAGAATCCAATTGTAGCGTCTACAAATACAAGCTGAGTGCTGCTACCGCTTAATAAAGTTCCGTCTGCTGCCGTTGAGTTTATCTTCTGTGAGTTACGCCCAATGGTTACAGTGCCACCACCTGTAGCTTTAATAATTACTGTGTTTCCAGCACTTGCAGAAGCGGGTAAAGTTATTGTAGTTGCACTTGAGCTATTGACAATAATCTGATCCCCAGCCACAGCAGTATATGCGCTGGTTTTGACAAGCCAATCGTTATATGCCCCGCCACCAGCGTCAGCAAAAGATAAAGTTCCAGAACCGTTAGTTGTTAAAACTTGACCTGAACTTCCATCAGCCGTCGGCATTTTAATGCCATTTAAGTTAGTAGAGGCTGCGTTGTAGGCATAGTTGCCCATGTAAGCGTGGCTTGAACACTGGTAGTAAAGTACGCTGGGCGTTTCTTTGTCTACTGCTATCTGTGTGTAAGCTCCTGCACTTCCCGGAGTCCCGTTGGTTGTTACGCCCGTGGTGTACGCTGTCGTTTTAGCGGCATCCATGTAAAACAACAAAGGATGACCACTGTTTGACCCGTCTGCTTGATCAAAGCGGTAAACGTATTCACTGTTAGCTGTGACGCTGTCTGCACCGTGTAGGCTAATAGCAGGAGACTCAATACCATTTAGAAAATAACCTGAGCTACTTCCGTCTCCATTATATGGATGCGCTGAAGTTTTAGACGCTACTGTAACTGTAAATACTACAGGGCTAGAAGAACTGCCGTAAACTCCTGCTGAACTATTAGCTGTTAAAATACCTACGGCTGTAATGTCTTTACTTTGAGCATCTAAGTCACCCCCAAGTTGAGGTGAAGTGTCTTCTACAACATTTGATATAGCACTTGATGTTGCAAGTCCTGCTACAACTGTACTTCTGGTAATTTTCTTTAGACCGCCACCTGATGTATCTACTGCTAAGAATACATCATCACCAGCTACTGTACTTATTTCTGATAAGGAACCTACAGCTACTGAATTAAAGTTTGAACCATCTGCTATAAGTAAATTACCAGAGGTATTTGTACCCATAGTAATGTCATCGCCAGATACTGTAAGGTCGCCAGTTACTACTAGCTCCCCTGCAATAGTTATGTTGTTGGCAAGTTTATCTCCTGTTACTGCATCGTCAGCAATAGAAGCAGTCACTACGGCATTTGCTGCTAACTGATCTGCTCCTACAGCGTCATCAGCAATCTTAGCCTGTGTTACATTGTCATCTACAATAGAGGCTGTAACTACAGCACTGGCGGCTAATTTAGCAGCCGTTACTGCATCATCAGCAAGTTTAGCCGTAGTAACAGTGCCATCAGTAATAACCCCGCTGTCCGCCTTAGTTGCTACTGCGGTTGCAATGTTATTGAACTCTGTGTCAATCTCTGTGCCTTTAACAATCTTAGCAGCATCGCCTGAAGGCAGGCTATCCTTTGCTGCAAAGTTTACTGTCTTTGTATAGTTACTCATTAAATTAATCTACCTAAAAGTGCTTCAGTGTTTAACTCTTGTATTGACAAAGAGCCTCCATCAATTGTTGCTTCAATACCTATTGTAGCTACTTTACCTGAGCCTGTAGCTTTTACTCTAGCAATATCAATTACATTAGTTACGCCGTATTGAGAAGTAGCTACATTGTATTCAGAAATACCGTACTCAGCTTGTTCACTTTTGGCTATAGTAAATGACTGTGTGCTATAATCTTCTCTGTAGTCATAAGCCCAGTTGCCAACTACTTGACTCTCTGAACCACCTATGACCGTAAAAGATATTTCCTTTAGCATTTTAATCTTTGAAGGATCACCAAAAGACATAGGGTTTGTAAAATACTTTATTGTGTATGTAGCGGTATCATCAAGAAATCCATCGTATTGATTAATGCCTTTA